GCCTGGAGGTTTTACAGACGACTACTACAGAGACCAATGCGAATTCGATGAAAACGGGAATTTAAAACTATGAACAACACCGAAACCCCAACACTTAATGCCGTTAATACCATTTTAGGGAAGTTAGAAATAAGGCAGGTGAAGGCAATCTGCCCGCTCCACGGAGAATATCTTGCAAATGAAGTCTGGTTAGGAGGCCATCTCAAGGAAGTAAGCGAATGTCCTGAGTGTTTCAAACTCAACAAAGCTCAAAGGGCTATTGAGGAAGAGAAGGCCAGGAAGGAAGAAACCGAGAAAAACCGCCAGGCGAGAATTAAAGAAACCCGTATGCCACTCGAATACCAGAACAAGGACTTCTCAACATTCATTACCGAAACTGAAAGCCAGCGCAACGCATTAGCTATGGCGAAGAGGTTTGTTAATGGCTGGGAAAAGGCCAAGGCTGGCGGGTACGGTCTTTTATTCCTCGGCGGTTGCGGCACAGGTAAAACACATCTTGCCTGCGCAATCATGCTGGAGCTTCTGGACAAGTACGCATGCTTTTATCCCAGGTACTACAAGGTGAGCGAGATTTTCTCAGCCGTCCGCAACACCTGGCAGCCAGGAGCGACAACCAATGAAGAGGAAACCATTAAATTTTTCTCTTCCATCCAGCTCCTAGTAATTGATGAAGTCGGTGTTCAAAAGGGCTCCGAATCGGAAAAGAGGATTCTCTTTTCGATCCTGGACAACCGAGTTACTTCAAAGAAACCAACAATCTTAATGACCAATCTCGGATCAAAGGATTTTGTATGTGTGCTCGGAGATCGGCTTTATGACCGCATCAGGTCTAAGTGTGTACCGGTCCTCTTCAAGGGCAACTCAATGAGAACGCCCGCAACGCCTGACGTGTTTGATTGAGGCGACCATGTCGGATTCAGCCTGGACACTGCTGATGATTATCGTGGCGCCGATTGTGTTTATCAACCTTCTCATATTCGGGCTACTCGTGAGGGCTGCTTTCCAACTCAGACAGGAGAAAGATCGTGAGGTTTGACTTCGCTTACCTGCTCAAATTCCTCGGTTGGATGGGAGGTTTGCTTTATCTGGCTGATGTCGGTTGGTTTGACTACAGCGGTTCAAACATTGATTACGGCCTGGCATTCCTGATCGGCATTTTGATCGGAGCGGCCATCTGCTCAATCAGGAGAAAGTCATGAGCGGGTGCTGCATGTACTGCAAATACGCTGGTGCAGGCTGGATCAGCAGTAAAGACAGCTCAATCCACGTGGATAGATATGACGACTTTTACAGGGCCATGAATATCTATTGCAACAACCCAGAAAGAGGGATGGATGGTCAGTGTTTCCAAATCTCATTCACCAGGTGCTCTCTTTTTGAACGGGCAACAGATGAACGGATACAGAAACGAATCGAATTTTATTCAAAGTTTCCGAGATTCAGGACACACGCAGAACTAATCGCACAAAGACGATAACCAAGGAGAAAACAAATGGAAGATTTTGAAATCCTAATTCTTATTTTCAACATCATCACCTTTGCAATAGCAGTGGGAGCTTGCATCTTGTACTCAAATCTCGAACTTCAGCATAACTGCACCAGGTGTCGGCTTTATGACGCAGAGGAAGAAATCGAAAAGCTCAAGGCTGAAATCGACTTTCTGAAGAAGAACAACGACTAAGGAGCAGATATGGGAAAAGCACAGAGAACTAAAGGCGCTGCTGGAGAGCGCGAAATCTGCGATCTCATATTCCAAAACCTGGGCATACAAGTGCACCGCAACCTCTCCCAAACCCGTGACGGCGGAGCCGACATCAAGCTCAACCCTTACTCACTCGAAGTAAAACGGAGAGCGGCAATCGGAAATCTTTACGAATGGATGGAGCAGGCTGGAAACGGGTGCGAACTAGGTGAGCGCCCCATTGTCGTGTGCAGGGCAGACCGTAAAGAATGGCTGGCAGTGCTCCCAATCGAAGAACTATTCCGCCTCATTCGAGAAGAAGTGAGCGCGACTGGAGGGAAATGATGAATGAAGAAAAACGAGAACCAAGGGGATCTCTTCGGGCATACCGATACCACTCTCTGCTCCCAATCGAAGCCCAAAAACGACTTATCGAATCTGTCGGACTTAGAGAAGGAGAAACAGCGGTACAACGAAATCTGCGCATATCGAGAACGATTGATCGAGTTAAGAGCCAATATCAAGAGTTTTTCCGAGCTCGGTCTTGACCCGTCCACGGTCCTTCTCTCTGACGCATCAGTGCGTGTCGGAGTGTCCAGCCCAAAGGCGAAGTATTCAGACCAGGACTTGATTCACTGCTTTGATCTTCGCTTAGCGGGCCTTTCTTTGCGTGAAATCTCGAAGAAGATGGATATTCCAATTCGCACTTTACGAGACATTTTTTCAGGACACAGACGTGCAGTTATTCCAACGAAATTCAAATGAAGCAGTGCGCATCCGTCACCGGAACCACTTCAAACTAATAACAGAATAGGGGGTTTGTATGGCTAAAAAAAATTCAGAAGGATTGACGCCTGAGCAAGCCATTTTTGTTTCTGTGTACATCCAGACGAAAGGCAACGCTACACAGGCTTATAAGGCCGCAGGCTATAAGGCCAAGTCAGAAGCAGCGATCCGCACGGGTGCGTCCAGATTGCTAACAAATGCTAACGTCTCACGCGCGATAGAGAAGAGGAGACAAAAGCTAAGCGACCGCCTGGAGTTAGATGAAGACTTCGAGATCAGGAAGGCAATTCAGGTTTTAGAAATGTGCATGGAACCCAAGCGGGTTTACAACATGAACGGAACTCCGAAGGAGGACGAGAACGGAAACGGAGTTTTCTGTTTCGACAGCAAAGGAGCCAACGGAGCTTTGACGATTATTGGCAAGATCCGCGGCAAGTTCGTAGAGAAACGCCAGATTGATGTGAACGTTACGGACAGATCCGCCTGGCTGAATGATGTCCTCAAGGAGGTCAAGGATGAATAAGGAGGCCGCCGAGTTTGAAATGGGCCTGAGGCGCCTGGCTATCGCTTGCACGAATGATCCGCTCCTTTTCGTCCAGAAGTGTTTCCGCTGGGGACATGGGGAGCTGGCGAACTATGAAGGCCCTGACACCTGGCAGCAGAAGATTCTCTGCGATATTCGCGACCGGTTGAAGAACGGAGAAACGAGACATAAGGCGATCCAGATAGCCGTGGCATCAGGGCACGGTATCGGGAAGACCGCTTTTGTGGCCTGGATCATGCTGTGGGCAATCTGCACCTATCCGGACATGAAGGGAGTAGTAACGGCCGAGACCAAAAACCAGCTCATTACAAAAACCTGGTCAGAGTTGCATAAGTGGCACCACCTATGCTTATTCCGTGATTGGTTTGAGGTGGCGGCTGAATCAATCTTCTCAACTCAGCCAGGACACAAATACACGTGGCGCATAGATGCAATCCCGTGGAACGAGAACAACACCGATGCTTTCCAGGGCCTCCATAACCAGGGCAAGAGAATCCTGGTGCTATTCGATGAAGCCTCAGTTATTGCTCAGAAGATTTACGAAGTTACGAAAGGCGCGCTCACGGACAAAGACACTCAGATCATCTGGTGCATCTTCGGGAATCCAACGCGCCCAGACGGCCCATTCTTTGACGCTTTTCACAAGAGCCGCCACCGCTGGTTAACGTACAACATTGACAGCAGGACAGTGAAGATTACGAACAAGGAGCAGTTGCAAGAGTACGTTGAGGATTATGGAGAAGATTCAGACTTCGTGAAGGTGCGCGTGAGAGGCGTATTCCCTAGCGCATCAGCCAAGCAATTCATTAACCGTGAGGACGTTGACGCGGCTATGAATCGTGATGTGAGCCAGGTCAACTACTCAAGAACGGTGGCTATCCTGGGCGTGGACGTGGCACGAGAAGGGGATGACCGCTCGGCTATTGCTACCAAGATCGGTAGAGACTGCACAATGCCGCTTAAAGTATTCTGTGGTCTGGACGGCCCTCAGTTGGGAATGCAGGTGCTCATGTATGCAAATGAGCTGAAGGCCAAGGGCATTCCTCGTGTGTACATCAATTTGGACTACACAGGCGTGGGAGCGAGCCCTTACGATTGGTTGAAAGATAAAGTACAGCACTTGAACAAGGTCATCAGTGCGAGCCAGAGCACTAATCCCCAGCGCTGGGCGAATAAGCGGGCCGAGATGTGGGACAAAATGCGGGATTTCATTCGTGATGACGGAGCGATCCCAAAGAGTGAAGAGCTGGCCGAGGACTTGTGCATACCTGAGAAACTCATTGACCAGAAGGGCCGGTTATTGCTCGAATCCAAAGATTCAATGAAACGCCGCGGCATGAACTCTCCAGACACGGCAGACGCGCTGGCACTCTGTTTCGCCATACCGATACAGGAATATATCGAGGATGACGGCTGGCGTCATCAGCGCGCCCAGCGCTCCAAAACAATCCGCGATCCATACGCATAGAGGGTGTGCGCATCAGTCTCGTGACAGGCTCGACAATCGGGACATGATGAAGATCGAAACCTGTACGCTCAGTGACCTATTCAATGACCATCGGTATGAAGAGGTGTGCCAGCACTACCGCCAGGAGGCAGGACACTTAGACCTCAAGGGCATTGTGGACAAGGATAAATACTCATTCCTTGCACAGAACGGCTTATTGCTTTGTGCCAGAGCCGTGAGTGATGGAAAGTTGGTAGGGATTATGGCCATAGTCATGTGCCCCTCACTTCACAACTCTAAAGACGTGGCCAATGTTGACACCTTGTTTTTAGAGCCTGAGCACCGAGGCCACGGCCTGCAATTCCTGAGACACGCAATAAAAATGGCGCGTGAGGTTGGCGCCTCAGGTATTCGATTTTCTGCACCCGCTGGGAGCCGCACTGAACAGCTTTTCGACCGATTGTTCACGCGCTCGGACGTTACTTATTACAAGTCTTTGGAGGATTAAATCATGGGTATGGAAATGCTGGGCATGGGCCTTTTAATGGCCGGATCTGCGGCCTTGTCTTCTCACACACAGAGCCGAGCCGCAAGAAGCCAGGCCTCAGCTCAGAAACAAGCGACCGAAGAGGCCAAACGCAACGCAGAGAAACAAGCTGAACAACAGCGTGAGCAAATGCGTATGCAGAACCAGAAGACCGCAGACATTAGCAAGATCCTCAGCGACAACACCAATGACCTGTTGTCTGGAGGCCAAACCATGCTGACCGGAGCCGGTGGTGTGGACCAGAACGACATGACGCTGGGCAAGAAGTCTGCCCTGGGGTAGGCCATGAAAGAACGTGAATTAAGAGAAAAGCTCATAAACCGCTGGAGAGAACTCCGGCGGGAGCGGGATCCATACATGCAGCAATGGCGGAATATCTCAAAGTTTCTGAGGCCCGCTAACGGCAAGTTTTTGAGCCCAAAGAATCAGAACGAAGCCAAGGACAAATGGAATTCCATTTACGACAATACGCCGCTCAAGGCCTCGGACGTTCTGGCAAAGGGCCTCATGTCTGGCATGACCGATCCTAGCCAGCAGTGGTTTTACCTGACCACTGGAAGCCCTGACTTAGATGAATCTGTAGAGGTGCGCCGCTGGTTATCAGAGGTGAGCCAGATCCTTTACATGTCTTTTGCTCGGACAAACCTGTATCAGTCTCTCCATCATGCTTGGATGGAGGCTGGCTTGTTCGGTGTCCTGGCAATCATCATTGAAGAGGATGACCAGCTCGGCTTTATCTGTAGTCCTCTTACAGTCGGAGAATACTGCATAGCCTGTAACGCCCGCGGCATTCCAGACACTCTCTATCGAGAGTTTTCAATGACCACGCGCCAGCTCATTGATGAATTCGGAATCGATGTGCTCCCATCCAGCCTGGCCGCCGTCGCCAAGGCTGGAAAGTTGGATGAACAGCAGGTGGTTTTGCACGCTATCGAGCCGCGAAAAGACCGTGATCCCCGCTTTAAAGACAACAAGAACATGCCCTGGCGCTCGGTTTACGTCCTCAAAGACTACAACGACAGCGCACATCCGATTCTCAGAGAATCTGGATACAGGACCTTCCCCGCTGTAGTCGGACGCTGGGGCGCGATCAGTAACGAGACCTATTCTTCTGAATCGCCTGGCATGATTGCCTTAGGCGATGTCATGCAGTTACAGCATGAGCAGAAACAGAAAGGAAACGCTATTGACTACATGGTCAAGCCTCCAATCGGTCTGCCCACTGAAGCTAAAGATTCAGACATTGATACTGATCCTGGCGGCGTTTCTTTCGTGAACGGCGCCACAGGCCGCAAACCTGTAGAGCAGTTGTGGAATGTGAACATTAATCTGGGCGAGTTGCGCCAGGATATTGGCGAGGTGCAGCAGAGAATCAAAGCGGCTTTTAGTGTTGATATGTTCCTCATGCTCAACAACCAGAGCGCTATCAACCAGATGACGGCCACTGCCGTAGCCGAGTTGCACGAGGAAAAACTTCTCATGCTCGGCCCCGTTCTCTCTCGATTCAACAATGAGGTGCTCAAGCCGCTGATTGATCGTACCTTTGACATCCTCAACGAACAGGGAATGATCCCGCCAGCTCCCGAAGCGATTCAGGGCACGGATCTGAATATCGAGTACACATCAATACTCAGCCGCTCCCAGAAAGAGATTCAATCTCGTACAGACCAACTGGCCATTCAAGAGGCGCTCCAGATAGCACAGGTACAACCGGACTTCTTGGATAACTTCGATCTGGACAAGTACGCTCAGATTGTTTCAGACAAGAGAGGTGTTTCGCCTGAAATCCTGAGGTCTTCGGACGAGGTAGCAGCTATCAGGCAGCAGAGAGCACAGCAACAGCAACAGGCTCAGCAACAACAGCAGATGACCCAGAGCGCTGACATGTTATCCAAGCTCGGAAAGGTGCCTGCGGGTCCAGAAACAATGGCTGGACAGGCCGTTCAGGGTATGCAGGATATGGCCGCGGAAGGTATGGCCTAAGGGTGTGCGCATCAAGAAATTAGGACGTTAGAGAATGAGCAAGACAGTAAGAGATCCGTTCGCAACTACGACTGCTGAGGCTGAGGCTAAGCAAGCGGAGTTGGCCAGAGATGAATACGAATTCCGAGAAGCTCTCAAGGAGGTTTTGGAGACGCGGGCAGGAAAGACCGTATTCAGGCGATTGTTTGCTGAGAGCGGCTTTTTCGGCTCGGCATTCGATACAAACGCTCTCAACATGGCTCGGAAAGAAGGAAAGCGCGAGTTTGCGCAAAACATTTTCGAGTACGTCATTAAACACAAACCTGAATTTATTCAGGAATTGAGAGAACAGAATGAATGAAACTGTAGAAACAGCCGAAAAAACTGAAAGCGAGGCCGGATCTACTCCCGCCCCTGTTGAGCAAACAGCTCAGGCCCAACAGTCAGAAACTCCCGAAACTATCGAGGAATCCTCCCTGCTCAATTCCGACACAACGGAAGAGGCGAAGGAAACCGAAGAGAAGCAGGAGACTGAGAAAGAGGCAGGCGCTCCCGAGAAGTACGAAGACTTCAAGGCGCCTCAAGGCGTTTCCCTTGACGCTGATGTTGTCAAAGGATTCTCAGAAGTAGCAAAGGAGCTGAATCTTCCGCAAGACAAAGCCCAGGCAGTTATCGATAAGGTAACGCCGATCCTTGCTCAGAAACAAGCAGACCAAATCGCGCAGACAAATAAAGCCTGGCAAGAGAAAGTTAAGGCTGATCCCGTAATTGGCGGCGATCACCTGAAGTCAACTATTGCCACAGCGCAGAAAGCGCTCAAGGACTTCCGAGGCGCGGACGGAAAGTTTGTTGATGAAGATGTTGCGGAACTGGCGGCTATAGCTGGCAATCATCCAGGCCTTATCAAGATCCTCAAGCATTTTGGTTCGGTTATCGGAGAGGACCGCTCACCCGCCGCAAAGAGTAACGCCGTGAAACAAGTATTAACGGCAACAGATTTCTACAAAGCAAAGGAGTAAATCATGGCAATTATCAATACTGGTGCCACAACGCTTGCTGACATTGCTAACCTGACCCAGGACAGCGATCTTCAGAAAAAGGTTCTGATTCAGACGATCCGTGATTATTCGGGTTTCTTCGATCAGCTCACTCTCATTCCTGCCAATGACGGCACAGCCTGCAAGGGTACGATCATCACTGAATACCCTGAAGGTGAAATTGTTGGCTACAACGAAGGATGGGGCACTTCCCAGGCTAAAGGCCGTGCAGTCAGATACGATTCTTTCCGTGTCCGCACTGCCTCAGAAGTTGACGCCGATCTTCTCGATTCTCGTAAACCTGAAGACAGAGACACATTCCGCTTACGCAAAGACGCCGCTGTAATGCGTGGTCTTGCACGACAGGCCGCAAAATCCGTGTTCTATGGTTCTGGTGACGGCACAAGCCTCGGTCTGTACAACATTGTCAACGGTCAAGACAATGAATTCTATGACCGCATTATTAAGGGAAGTTCCTCCAAGGCCACTGGCAACTATGACATCTGGCTGCTTTCCTGCGACACCGAAAACATGTTCACGTTCTATCCCGAATATGGCGCACAGGGTGGTGTCTGGATCAATGCACGTCCGCAGAAGGAACGCATTGATGACGGAAACGGCAAACATCATTACGCTTATGTCACCGACATGGGCTTTGATATTGGCGTGGCCTGCTTCAATCCGCTGAATATTGTACGCATTGCCAACATTGACGCCTCCTCTCTGGTTAAGGACGGCAAGACAGGTGATGACCTGATTGACCTCATGACCCAGGCTCTTGAGAAGTTGGACGTGGCCAATCCTGGCAAGACAGTGTTCTTCGCAAACGACACAATCCACAGCTATCTGCGTCGCCAGATCAACAACAAAGTGACAGCCTCTTTGAACTTTGAAAACGTGGCAGGACGCTCCGTCATCACATTTGACGGTGTACCCGTCCAAAAGGTTGGTACAGACGTTTTGAAGACTTCCGCAAAGATTAGCTAAGGAGACAGAATCATGTACGACAAAGAGTTACTTATTTTCAAGAACAAGGCGCTCACAGCCGCAATCACTTCTGATGTGATCGACCTCGGCGCGGACATTAACACAACGGGCCAGAAGCCGCTTTATCTCGTCATCATGCAGACAGAAGAGATCGAATCAGCGACCGCCACGGTTACATTCAATCTTCAAGAATCCGCCGACAACTCCACCTATACAACGGTGGCAAGCACTGGCGCATTGACTGCAAAAACTATGGGTTATGGCGTGGCAATTCCGCTCCCTGCCAAGTGCAAGCGTTATCTGCGCGTGACCACCTCAGTGTCCTCTACCGCTCCGACAGCAGGTAAGGCAACTGCATACGTTTTCGACAAGTTCACAGATCCTTGCGTGAAGATGATCTAAGACTACTAATCAGTTAATTCTTGTTGCAGTTTTCAGTAGTTGTTAAAAGAGAGGAGGGAGGCTTAAAAACCTCCCTTTTTTAATATGAATGAAGTGTCAATTTGCAATGCCGCGCTCAGCTATCTGGGCGAGAAGGGGACGATCACGAAGATTAAGCCGCCTGAAGGAAATCCCCAGGCTGAGGCTTGTGCTGAATACTATCCGCAAGCACTGAGATATTTGCTGGAGGCCCATAACTGGTCTTTTGCGATCAGGCGAGTGAGACTGCCTGAATACAAAAAATATGACGCCGACTTGTATCAGTGGGCGCACGGCTACCAAGTTCCCTCCGATTACTTACGCACGGTCAAGGTGTACGAAAAGTCTTCGAGGGTGGACGAGGCCGGACTTGATTTTGAGATTGAGACATTATCGGAAACAGGCTCATACATTCTTCTAACCGATTCTCCCGCTCCCATGCTGAGATATATCGCAAGCGTGGAGAACGTGAGCATCATGCCTCAGTATTTTGTCCAAGCCCTTGTACTTCAGTTGGCAAGCTATCTCACGGGCCCGCTGATGAAAACATCACTGGCGCAGCAGATGATCCAAATGGCCGCTCAAGCCTTAGAGAATGCAAAGTATCAGGATTCTCGAAACTCTATCAGGGTCAAACACGAATATTTAGCGCCCCATTTAGCCGCACGGAGTATCTAAATGTCACTGAAAATCTATAAACAGAGTATCGGAGGAGGTGAGATTTCTCCTTCGATGTACTCCAGAATCACGGATCCGTCCTACTCTGCTGGCCTGGCCAAGTGCCGCAACATGATCGTGGAGCCTCAGGGTCCTGTAGTTCGGCGCCCAGGTTTCTCAATGGTACGGGAAACAAAATATCCGGACAGAAAATGCCGCCTGATCCCGTTCACGTTCTCCGCAACCCAAACAATGATCCTAGAGTTTGGGCATCATTACGTCCGTTTTCATACCAACGGCTCAACACTGATGAACGGGAATCAGCCGTATGAGGTAGCAACCGATTATGACGAATCGGAGTTGTTTGATATTGACTATGCCCAGAGCGTGGACATCATCACACTCGTGCACTGCTCCCATCCGCCTCGGGAACTGAGACGATATGGCGCCCTTGACTGGCGACTCGTGGACATCACCTTCAACACTTCACTTACTCCGCCTACAGGTGTGACGGCCACACAGCACATCTTGCAGTCTGCGACTTATAAAGACGGATATGTCCGCAAATATGTAGTGACCTCTTGCAACTTGGACAACTCCGAGGAATCGAAAGCGAGCCAGGCCGCCTCAGTTGTGTGCAACCCTTACGGCGATGGTGCGTACAACACCATCACCTGGAACACTGTAGCGGGGGCCGACCATTACCGCGTGTACCGTGATAAAGGTGGTATCTATGGCTACATAGGCGAGACCCGCACAAACAGCATTGATGATGACAATATCGCGCCAGACAGCTCTATCACGCCGCCGATTTATGACGATGTGTTCCTCACCAGCGGCGGCATTACGGGTGCAACCGTTACCGCTCAGGGTTCTGGATATGTGGGGCCTAATGGCGAGATTACAGGTATCGACCTACTCGAGACACAGACATGGGTAGTCGAGGGTTCAGGCCGAAACTTCTATGGGCCTGTAGCGCCTGGCAACTGTTCAGCCTGGCAAAGCGATGACGGCTGGGCATTGAATTTCTATGGAGATGGTGTCGGCCCTGTCCCTAATGACGAGATGATTTCTCTGTTCTCGGCCAGCGTGGAGATTTATGACGCCGAAGGATCAGGTGTCGGAGCGACTGCCAAAGCCATATTTTCCTCGGCCTCAGAATGGATCAAGCTCACCAAGCCTACTGGCAATCTTAATTTCTGTTTGTATGGTTTCCGTCCGATCAAGGCAATCCAGGTCACGAGCCCAGGATCAGGCTATAAGCGGCCGCTTTGCCGAGTGACCATCACGGCATGGCCTACATGGACATGGAGCCGAAAGGCGCTCAATTACAAATTTGAATTCAAGCGTTACACAGGAGACTTTTCAACCTCAGTAAAGAGCGCAGGGTTCTTAGAGACCTCAATCCGAGTGACTGACACAACGGGAAGCGGAGCGGTGTTGGAGCCTGTAATTTCAGGCGGCAAGCTGACAAATGTCATAGTCAAGAATCCAGGCGCAGGATACACAAAACCGACAGCTACTCTTATTTCAAACTATGGCTCAGGCGCTCAAATCTCTCTGACTGTTGCGAATGCTGGAGACTATCCAGGATGTGTTTCTTACTTCGAGCAGAGGCGCTGGTTCGCTGGCAGTCGTATGCGTCCCCAATATATTTGGGCAACGAAGACGGGCACTGAAACGGATATGGGCTATTCCCTCCCGTCACAACCCACAGACCGCATCAAGGTTAGGGTGGCGAGCCAGGATTCAAACCGAATCCGCCATATCGTGCCACTTTCCCAACTGCTGATGCTTACCGCCAGCGGGGAGTGGAGAGTGAGCCCTGTAAACTCTGACGCGATCACGCCTGAATCTATGAGCGTGCGTCCGCAGAGTTATGTCGGCTCCAGCCAGACCAAGCCAGTGTTAATTAACAACACGATGATATTTGCCTCAGCCCGAGGCGGTCACCTGAGAGAACTCGGTTACAGCTACCAGGCGGGCGGATACATTACGTCCGATGTGTGCCTCAGAGCGGCTCACCTCTTCGATCATCACGAAGTCGTTGATATTGCATACGCCAAGGCTCCCTATTCGATCTTCTGGTGCGTTAATGACATAGGCAAACTAATCTCCTTCACATACGTGCCAGAGCAACAAGTCGGAGCTTTTGCACAGCACGAAACCCAGGGAGACTTTGAATCCTGCGCAGTAGTTCCAGAGAGCAATGAGGACATTCTTTATGTTGTGACCAAGCGCAAGATCGGAAACAACACTGTGAGGTTTGTAGAGCGCATGAATGAGTACATCATTGAGAAAGATGAAGACTACATATTCATGGACTGCGCGGGCACGTATTCAGGCCCAGCAAAGACGGAAATCACGGGAATCTCGTGGCTCAATGGAATGAAGGTTTCTATCCTGGCGGACGGCTATTGTGTGCCGGATCAAGTTGTGCAGAACGGCAAGATCACGCTGAGAAGAGCGGCGTCCAAGGTTCATGTTGGTCTTCCGTATAACTCAGATATTCAGACATTACCTCTTGCATTACAGCTCCAGGACTTGTCTTTTGGCAGTAATCATAGGAAAAATATCAGTGGTGTAGCAGTGAGGATGATTGATTCAGCGAGCATCTTGGCTGGCTCGAGTTTCGACGACCTCTATCAGCAACCAACAAGAGGACGGGAAACTCCAGGCACACCGCCGAAGAAACGCAACGGAGAGTTTGAAGTGAATATCGCCGCAAGCTGGACGGATGACGGGCAAGTCTGTATCCGCCAGAACGCGCCGCTACCGCTAAAAATCTCGAGTATCACCGTGACTTGTGACGTGGTGTAGTGCGCATCACGCTCTAGGAATCCTCCAATATCTATGCTGAGTTGGAGGATTTTTTATGGCCGGATCTAGTTTCTCTTTTGGTACATTAGGTCTTATTTCTACGGGTGTTTCCACACTCTTTAACGTCTTCGGAGCTAAGAGTGTCACGCGGTACAACAACGCTATTGCACAAGCTCAAGCCGATATTGCAAAGATCAACGCGGACACAATGAACTTGCACTATCAGCAGAGATTGTTTGCGGCTGAGGGTGAGTATCAGCGGGAGAGCATGCAGGCGGCCCAGGTTAAAGCACGGCAGAAAGCCGCTTTGGCCGCGAACGGAGTTGCTATCGGTGTCGGATCTGCTGCCGAGCAATTAGCCAGCACGGACATTGTGAAGAAGATCAACCTCAACCGCCTGGAGAGCAATGCGAAATCCGAGGCGTGGGGCTACCGCGCAAAAGAAACGGACTACAGGAATCAGGCGCTCATGAGCCTGGCTAAGAAACAGAGCGCAAGCCGAGCCTTTACTGATTCTCTTCTGGTGGGCGCTGGGAATATGGGAATGGCATTTGCTTACGGCAAATTGATGGATATGGCCAAAGCATCAGAATCGGCCGAAAAGCCGAAGGCTGAGGAGCCAATCCACATTGATGCAATCTCCGGAGCAGACCCAGGAATCAAGATTGACGCCATATCAGGCGCCCAGCCAGGCGTAACGAGGATTGACGCTATTTCAGGAGCACAACCGAACCTGCTGCTAGGCCAGACAGTCCGCACCACACAGCTCTATCCGACCACTAAAAACATCTTCTCTCTGAACTACAGAGGATAAAAAATGCCAATCGTCCCTAAGTATGAAAACAACGTTCCAGGTGTTGTAGAGAGTGGCCGAGGTTTCGGCGCTCCCGTTGATAACGTCCGACCCTCATTTGATTACGAGAATGTCATGAACAGGGCCTTACAACCCTGGAGCCAGCTTGCAGACAGCACTATCAAGATTGAGGCCTATCACCATGACACTGTTGTGAAAGCCCAGGCCGATGAACAGCTTGACGCCTACAACAAAGAGGTGCAAACAACGCTGTACGATCCAGAGAAAGGCTATTTTGCACAGCGCGGTAAGAACGCCGTGACGAGCTGGGATCAGGCGCAGAGTGACCTCCAATCCATTTACGACAAGCACCTGAGCCAAATTGATGACCCTGATGTCAAAGAGGCTTTTAAGTCGAATGCCCTTCAGCGCCTCAACTCTGTAAGACAGAAGACAGTTGTCTATCGCAACGAACAGAACATCCGCTGGCGAGCTCAGACATCTAAGGATCACGCTGACAACCTCGTGGAGGAGTTTGCCTTAGGCGGCTTTACTCCAGACGGTCAGAGAACAATGGCCAGCCTGATGAATGAAATCGACTACCAAGGCAGGATGGAAGGCTGGGATGATGAAACATTGAAGCGCCAGAAGAACGCCTACAAGTCATTGGCCTATGCCTCAGCCTACAGCAATATGGCATTGAGCGATCCTATCGGCGCCCTGAGACATTTTCAGACGGACGGCTCAAAGGAAATGAGCACGGACGTAGGCCGTCGCACCTATCAGATGTTATTCCACCGAGCCGCTCCCCAGTTGGTTGAACTCTCTCAACGTTACGGAGGAGCAACGGCCCTGGCGCTGACGCCTGGAGCGGTAGCAAGGACTACAGGCGACAACACAAACGAGAACGTCCTGAGGCAATCCCGAGCCCAGGCCGGACTAGGCACGGCCCCGAAAGTCTCGGATAAAGTCTTGAATACTTCCGGATACAAGGGTTGTAACCCGCTCAACGTCCGAGCTAGCTCAGATAAATGGCGCGGCTCAATCGGTCAGAGTGACAACGGATATGTGATCTTCTCAACACCGATGGACGGCATCAGGGCCGCAGCTACCGTCATTAAAAACTATGGCACGAAGTACGGGATCAACACTGTTAGAGACATTGTGAGCAGATACGCTCCCGCCTCAGAAAACCCGACGGATGACTACATAGCCAACGTATGCAAGAGCACTGGCTACCAGCCTGATGAAAAGCTCGACACGAAAAATCCTGAGGTGATGAAGAAGCTCGTCACTGCGATGATGAAGCAGGAGATCGGCGATGTCCCGTACTCCGAGCGCACGATTATTGCAGGTGTCCTGGACGCGCTCGGCAAGGAGGACATCAATGATTATTCCGATCTTTACAACACTCAGTTATCGGACGAAGAAGAACAGCAGTACCAGGCATGGGCAAAACAGATCGGCCATGAGCGTGATGTTTATGACTATGACCTGCGAGGAGCCTGGAAAGCTGGAGCAGCTCAGGCTGAGAACGGCCACTTTCCCGACACCTTCAAGAAACCGAATCACCAGACGTTCTCCGAGGAAAGCCAATATGCAGACGGGAAACGCAATGTGGGCGGACGCTGGACTGTAGAGAACGGCCAAAACATCTTTATTGGCCCAAACGGAGAGCGCCGAGACGATAACGGCAAACTCTTGAGCGAAGAAACAACACAGGCGCCCAAGTTGACGGCCGCTGACCTCGTTTTCAACCCGAACGTGAAGACGGGGATTGAGGTCATTGATTCTCTAAATGAGCCTGAGAAACTCTGGATCATGCAACACACCAAGGCGCAGACTTCTCAGATCACAGCTAATCAGCGCTCCCAATTCAAGACAACTCTGAATAACGCTTTAGCTGTAGCCAGAAGCACAGGCGACATGAGCCAGCTCCCCGATGTAGGAGCTTTTATTCAGACTTACGGCCAGGAAGAGGGGCTGAGGCAATTCCAGAACGCACAGCAGGAAGCCAAGCTCAACGCCAATCTCTACCTAATGCCGACACTCAGCAACGCTGAGATTGAGGCCACAGCGCGCCAGATGACGCCTTCTAAAGACGATCCGAATTACGCCGCTCGGATGAAAGACTTAGAAACCTGGAACAAGGCCTACACGCAGATTAGAAAGGAGCGCGCAGAGGATCCCGTGCAGTTTGCTTTTAGCGGAATGCCTGACTTAGGACTTCAGCCGATCACGGACTGGGCGAATCAAACCGCAGTAATTAACCAGATTCAAAAGCGAATTGATAACGCAGGGATTATTTCCGAGCGTTTCGGAACGCCTAAGAAACTTCTGAGCAATAGTGAGGTTACTGCCTGGCTCCAATCTCTAAACGGCATGGACGCTCCTCACCAGGGCGCCTACCTGCAAAGATTATCCGATACCCTGACAGGAGGCGGAGACAATGTGGAGCCGCTGGCAATTCTGGCAAACCAAATTGGCGGCAAGAACTCAACGATAACCAATGCTCTTGCGGTAGCAGCTACACCCAACGGACGGGAAAGCAATGGTGCAATGCGCCAGATGCAGGGCAATTACATCAGGACAAGTAAGTTAGGAGACGCCTACAAAGAGGAAGCAGACTTAAGAACTCAGCTCTCTGGGCTCTTAGGGGTTGCCGATGGAAGCCCGCAGTATGAGGCGATGGTGTCTCAAATCATGAATGAGCACTGTTACGCAAACTCCGTAGGCTCTCAGGATCTTTCCGAATCTATAACAAATGTCTATGGACAGTTGGTTACCCACAATGGCAAGAAGATTTTCCTACCAACTCAACTGAGCAAGGCTCCAGGACTTCACGTCTTCGGAAATGCCAGCGCCTTTGAAGACATTCTCTCGGACATAGGAAAGGATTTTGCCAAGTCAAAGAAGACCTTCAGATATGCAGGTCAACAAATTAACGGCAATCAACTGAGCAACCTCCTGAGCAGTGGTCCCCTTCAGTATGTCGCTGACGGTGTTTATTACATAGTCAACGGTCTGGAATATGTGAGAGACAGCAAGGGCAATCCGGTTGTGATTGACACGAATCCATACATACAGCGGAACCAAAACGCACCCCAAATAAATTATGGAGAACCAAACTATGAACGTATTACTGGACCCGTTCGGTACGTCGGTACAGACTAAACCCAACTCTGTTACAGAATTTCCTGAAGCGGATAACTTAGACGCCACCAAGCCGAGCATGTTTCAGGGTATAGGCGAGGCTCTCTCGGATATTCCTGGGTATGCGGCTTATAGCTCCTTATCAAGCCTTAATTCTGCAATCGCAGTCCGCACAGATTCTCTTTATGACATGGAGAATCAGGAGGATCCTTTTGCTGAAGACTTTGCTTTTAAAAGACCTGACAAAGAAACAGCAGTAAAAGCTATCGAGGACCAGGCAAAGTATTACCGACTTAAGGCAAAAAACGAATACATGCCTTCAGCGGAAACCACTGGTACGGCCTCAATGATGATTCATGGAATAGGATCAATGGTCCTCCAGGCCGTAACCCACACAATGCTTACAGGCAATCCATATTTGGGAGCGGCAAGTTTCGGTATGGATAGAGGTTTCTTTACAAGAGGAGACCTCATGGATAAAGGCGTGGACGAGAAAACCGCAAATAAGGCGGGTCTTGCGGCTGGTGTTTTTGAGGGAGCGGGAATGGCACTTCCAGGCGCTCTAGGCTCTAAGGTTTTGAAGTCTATGGCCTTCGGCGCGGTAGTAAATCCAGCTACAGATATTGGCGAAAATGCAACGATAGGATTCATTCTGAACAATGCTGACTATCAAAAACAGGCTCGTGAATATGATCCTTTTGATCCTACAAATTTGGCAGTCTCGGCAGGTATGGGTGCATTCTTCGGAGCCCTCGGCGCGAGAACAAACAGACGCGCTACAGCAATATTAAATGCCGAAGAAGAGCGAACAGCAGCACCCAACGCAGGGGAAGAGGGTCAGGCCGCTCCGAACACAAACATGAATAAGAGTGTGCTCGATTCTATCCAGAATCGTGACCGCTCCTCCAAAGAATCTCGGCTCCAGATGGAGAAGATAGCGGCTGCACCCAACTTCAATCTCTTACGTGAAAGCCGCTCCCTCGACCAGGGCGCCCCGATTATTGCCTATGTGCCCGAGGATATGAACATTCTCTGGGGAAAGCGGGTTGATGTTTCTGCTGACCCGAGCAGTGAGCCGATGACAATGCGTTATGCAGTCGTGGACGCCGATGACGTGCTCACCTCGAATGCCGTGGACGGCTCAAGCAATCCAGGGTTTACAGATCCGACCGTAGCAGGAGCACGTGCAATCGCAGGTAATGGCCGCATAGCTGGCTTACAAGGCGCCTACAGACAAGTCAAGGCAACCAAGTACCGAGCCGATCTCACTCAAGATTCAAAAGAATTCGGAATCTCCAAACGGCAGATCAAGAAAATGCGTAACCCTATCCTGGTGCGCGTCATGGATGATGCTGATGTGGTTGAGGGTATTGGAGAGGCGTCCAACCGCACAGGCACTCTGAAACTCAATCCTGCGGAACAGGCCGCCCAGGACGCTCGAAACGTCCGACTTGAAGAAGTTGAATTCACCAAAGACGGTGAAATCACTAGAAAGTCAATGGATGAGTTTGTAAGGCGCACGCCTGACAAAGAGGGATTGATTGATTCAAACGGCAATGCCCTTTATGACAATATCGCAAGACGAATGAGGCCCGCTATTTTTGCCGCCGCATTCTCTGACACTCGGATCATCAACAGGTTTATTGCTGACAGCCCTGAAGACCGCAAGATTATGAACGTGCTCCAGTCGGTAGCAACCGAGGTAGTGCGACTGAAGAAGATCAAGGGTGAGCTGGATTTTTCTCCCGACCTTCTCGAGGCCGTGGCAGACGTATTCGAGACACGCAGAGAAGCCAAGAAGATCAACGGCAAGGGCCACGAAAAAGAACTCACTGGCTCACTCATGGAGGAATCCGCGACACCTGCGCAACGCTACTTTAGAGACATTCTCTTATCTGCGAATCCTGAACGACTTCAGGAGATTCTTGCCAGGTTTAGAGAAGTTGCCGAGCAGGAAAGCGGGGGCGCAGGTTTCTTTGAAGCGGTCACTAAGGATCAAGTTTTCCAGACGGTAAAATCTGAGTTTGACCAGAGGGAAGCCGCTATCAACGCGATTAAGCCGAGCGATGTTGACGCCGCTATGGAATTGCAATCCGCAAGAATTATTCAGGAGGATCAACCTTCAGGAACTAGAGGAGACATAAATAAGTCTATTGCAGACGAGAAGAAGGCCGCCGAACAGATCGACAACGGAGAGAAGGTTGAGGTGTCTGGAGAAGGAGTTGATCCGGAAGTCATGGATAAAAATGTCAGCGACTTCATAACCCGCTTTGTGAAAGAGTTGGTAGGCGCAGGAGCGGAACAAAAGGTCGCAGAGATGGGCGCCAAAGTTCATGACGCATTCTTTGAAACTCTGGGTATCCGTTTAGGTCGTAGCCGCAAGGAGCTAGAACAGGAATATGGAGTGAAAGTACAGAGAGCGGAATCCGCAGAAGGCTTTGCTCAAGAACCTCTAGTCCGAGAAGGAATGATTAGAAAGCCAGATTCTGATTCTGCAAAAGTTGTCACTATCCCAGAGAATGTTATTCCTAAATTTGAACGCAGGATCGAAAACATTAGGAACTGGGTTCTGTCGCAATTTAAAGAGAATAGCTCTGCTGTAATTGCTTCAACAAATCAACACATCAGAATAGGGAAAAGAGGACTTAACGCATCCCTCAAAAGAGTTCGTGAGCCACATCACAACGAAGTTTATCCCTACTTAATCAACGTGTTGGAAAATGCTGAATATGACAGATTTGAAATCAACGACGGAAAAGAAAAGCATAAAGGGTTGGCTGGCCAGGATGTTTATGTTTCTGCTCTGAGAATCGGAGATGGGCTTTATAGCGTCAAAATTAAAGTAGATATTCCTGGTAAAGGGGAAATAGAACAGCGAAAAACTACAAATGGGGTAATAGAGGACGGAAGATACAAGGACCATAAGGTCTCTGAAATTGATATAACTCCTGCGCTAAATACGAAAGAAGCATCCGTTTCGTCGATTATTAGCCGACCGGATGCTTCGATTGATGGAGGTATTCCTTCCATCAACAGAATCAGTTTAGGAATCCTCCGAGGGAATGTCAATCCCACAAAAATTGATAATGGAGTTCTCCGCCAGAACGGAAACGCACCGAGAGGAATTTATACGCCTGGAGAGCGCGTGATTACTCTGATGCAGTCTGCAAACGAGAGTACATTCATTCACGAGAGCGGCCATTATTTTCTTGACGTGCTCACGGACGTGGCAATGAAGGAGAACGCTCCAGCGCAGGTCAAGGCCGATGTCCAAACTCTCATGGATTGGTTTGGAGTGAAGGACCTTGAAGAATGGAGAAGTCTTTCTATTGACGAACAGAGAGCCGCTCACGAGCAGTTTGCGAGAGGGTTTGAACAATACCTGCGCGAAGGAGAAGCTCCGAGCACAGCCCTTGAAAAAGTCTTCAAGGCCTTTAAAGATTGGCTCACCAAGATCTACAAATCCTCAGAAGAACTCCAGGTTGAAATCTCTCCAGAGGTGCGGGCCGTCTATGATCGACTGCTGGCAACAGATGAACAGATCAGGGCCAAGGAAGAGATTGATACTCCTTCACTCTTCGGCGGCATGGAGCCAGAAGAGCCGCCTGCAAATCCGGTTGTAAAGGCCGTGCAGCAGACAGCAGAACAGGTGATTGACCAAGCTCCAATATCTGAAGATAGCAAGGCTCGAATTAGAGAAACTCTCGGAATCAATCAGCCAGAGCCGCAGACAGGAGAAAACCATCCGCACTATGGAATCCCGAACGAGGAGCAATTCATGGATCAAAACCTAGAGACTTCGGCGGCCAACGATCCCAACGCCTTTATTGTTTTAGATGACGGCAGAGAGGTGAGCATGGGTGATTACATGAGAGAGATTGAGGCCGAGCAGAAGCAGGAGTTTGACCGTGCCAACAGCGTTTCCGAGGCCGCTCAATGTATGTTGAGAAACGGTGCTTTTGATGATGTCTTTTAAGGATTGAAAATGGTTAGCAAATTAAAACCCGAATGTGAGCGCCAAGTGTCGGCAGTCTTAGGCCGCCCGATCACAGAAAGCGAAAGTCAAGACCTGGTGGCCAGCGTTAAAAACTACTACCTCCAGAACAGGCAGGCCCACCCGAATATGTCACGGGATCAGGTAGTGAGCGAGGCCGCCAAACAGTACGCCCAGAGAATCCAACAGGACGCAAAGAGAAAGGCCTTCAACGCCAAGCGCCAGGCTTTGGCCATCTATCAAAACCGATTGACCTATCAATCAATGAGAACTAACGGTGACAGCGCTAACCAAGCGGCCAGAGGCATCCTCAACCGCGTGGACAAGTACAAGGTGGGCGTGGAGCAGGAGGCAAAGTCACGCCTTGTTGATTTTCTGGAGAAGACTTCTCCCACGTTCTTAGGCTTATGTGAGAACAAGAAACTCATTACCGACCTGGTGCACGAAATCGCAGGTGATGACACTGGAAACCCTGTTGCCAAATCGGCGGCCAAGGCCTGGACTGATACAGTTGAATCACTCCGCCAAAGATTCAACGCGGCTGGCGGTGATATTGGAAAGCTGGAGGACTGGCTATTTCCGCAGACACATGACCGCTACAAGATAACGAACGCGGCAAGACGGCTGGCTGGAGGCGAACTAAAACAAGCTGGCCTGACCATCAAGGACACCGTAACGCATAAAAAATACAATCCCAATCAGAATAGAGACGCCTGGATAGATTTTGTTTGGGACAAACTCGACCGCTCTAAGTATTTAGATGACGATCTAAAACCGCTCTCAGATGACGCAATGCGAGCCCTTCTCTCTGATGTCTTTGAAACAATCAGAACAAACGGAGCCAACAAAGAGAATGTGGGGAAAGTCACAGCAGGCAGAGGCAAGAGCAAAGCCAACACGCGCCAGGAACACCGCACGCTAATATTCAAAGACGCGCAGGCCCGCCTGGATTACAACGAAGTTTTTGGATCTAATCCGAGCGTTATGGGCACGATGATGGAACACATAGGCTCAATGAGCCGCGATATAGCGCTCATGGAGATGTTAGGCCCCAGTCCTACAAACACCTACAACACTCTGAAGCGTATGGCTCAGATTGACACCGATCAGCAAACCTCTTCAACGGGCAAGATCAAGTCAGCCGACAATTCTCTTTTAGATGCAATGTGGAAAAATCTCTCAGGCTCTGCAAACGTCGTGGAAAGCGGCTTTATAGCCTCAATCGGTCAAGGCGCTCGTAATCTCCAGATAGCTGGGAAACTCGGTTCCGCTTTTATTTCCTCGTTCACGGATGTGGCAACTTATTTCCACACTGCCAGAGTGAACAAAATGCCTTTTGCCAGAAGTGCGATGCTCCTGGTGAAGTCTCTCAACCCTGCTGACAAATCTGATAAGCGGTTTGCCGCCAGGGCGGGCATTATCGGTGATGAACTAAATTCCGCCGCCTCCCGCTTTGTTGAGGGAAATATTGGCAACGGGATCACGGGCAAACTTGCCGACCTCACCATGAGATTGTCTCTTTTGTCGCAGTGGACGGACGCAGTGAGACGCGCTCAATCCCTCAATACAATGGCCACATTTGCCGAGGCCACCAAACACAATTGGAATGATATTGACGGCTGGCTGAGGTATCGCCTTGAAGAGTTTGGAGTTTCTGAGGACGTGTGGAAGGCGCTCCAGAAGTGCAAGCCTGAAGAACTCAACGGCTCTCATTTCCTAACGATTAACTCTATCAAGAACGCGGCCAGCAAAAATGGAGACATTGACGGATTCAGGGTGGACAAGCTGGTATCAACTTACCTGAGTTTCGTCATGGATGATTCATTTATGGCGTCCTTACAACCAGACCTAATGACGCGCTCCATTACGAACTGGGGCAAGTCTCGAGGCACCGTGGTAGGAGAGTTTGTTCGCAGTATTTTCCTTTTTAAGTCTTTCCCTCTCGCGATGATTACACGGCACCTCCAGAGGTCAAGAAGCCTTTATCGCTACAAACTTCAGTCGAACGGAATGTCTTCTGCCGTAGGAAGCAGAATCGGCTACTACTCAACCCTGATTGCCTCAACAACTTTAGTGGCCTGGGTCGCTAATATGTTTAAGGACATTATCAATGGTAGTGATGTTAAGGAACCTTTGACTTTTGACGCTATTTTTAAACGGGCTCTCACGGCAGGCGGCGGAATGGGCTTTATCGGTGACATCCTTGTTTCTGGCATGGACGATTACAAATACGGACATCCAGCGCTCATGAATATGGCGGGCCCTGTACTTTCAACGGCAATGGACGCCTACACGATTTTTGATAAGTACAAGGACAACAAAGATATTGGCGCTAACGTCCTGCGAATCGTGAAAGGCAACCTACCTCTTGTGAATCTCTGGTACACGAAACAGCTTTTGAATCATGCCGTATTCAATCAGATTCAGGAGATGATGAACCCTGGCTATCACCGCAGGATCGAGCAGAAGATCCGCAAAAATCAGGGTGTCGGGTATTGGTGGAAACCAACCGATATGCTCCCGTACAGAATGCCTGAGATCGGCACGGAGCCTCGGCGATAGGTGTGCGCATCACCAATCTGGTTGACATGAGAATACTTCTAAACAATGAGGTGTTTTCATGCTGCCAGATGTTCCGCGACGGGTGGGCCCAGTCACAGGCTTGGGTATCTCCCGAGTTGATTTTGACTTCAAGATATTTGCGTCCTCCAATGTGCTCGTAATCCGCACGAGTGAGGCGGGCGTGGACAAAACGCTGAAAGAGGGTGAAGACTATACAGTTACATGGGACGAAGACCAAACCGCCAATATCGGCGGCTACATCACTCTTGACGAGTTCCTTGCTGACGGGGAATCGGTCACGATTCTCTCTAATGTCGCATACACCCAGGAGCTTGATTTACACGCGGAAGGTGATTTCAATCCGAACGACATAAATGTAAATTTTGACCGCACCGAAGCGCAGATCCAGCAGTTAAAAGAGAAACTCTCCCGCGCCGCAGTTGCTCCCGCATCTTCTGGCATGGATGGTGACGAATACGGTGAAATCCTCTTAGAGAACTCAAAGAAATCAGGCGAGTACGCTCAGCAAGCAGCTATTTTTTATCAACAGGTTGTCCAGCTAAAGGACGAATTAAACGCGCTCGTCCCGACACTCAAGGCCGCTTTGGAAAGCGAAGCCGATGACCAGATTGAGGAGATCGCGCAGTTTGCTCAGGGTCAGATCGCGGCGATACTCGATTCAACGAACGCACTCCTGTCTGAGCAGTTAGATCGTATCAACTCGGCGGCAAACTCGGCTCTGACTTTGAATCGCCTGCTTTGTTCTGAGGCTGTCAAAACGTTCAACGTTGACACTGCGTCAGGATCGACGATCACGCTCCCTTCCGGAATCCAGTACGTGGTCAGCATGAACCACCTTCGGTTATCGCTCAACGGCACGATTTTATATCCGGAACAGCAGTACGAAGAGGTCGGAACGGCAAGCCATCTCTCGACCCAGGTCAAACTTTTATTCCCTGCCAAGGCCAATGACCGCCTCGAAGTTTGGGTGATTCCTATCGGCGGCACGATTGACGAAGAGACAGGTGAGGTCACGCCTGAGGCGGGTGTCGCTTGTAACGCCGAGACCTGGACGCTCACGGCCGCAATCACCGCGGGCACTGCAATCACTCTGCCGAACAGCATGAAATACGTCGCGGGCAAGAAGCACCTCCGACTCTCTTGGAACGGCATCATCTTAATCCCTGTTATTGACTGGAATGAGACAGGTGTTACGGGCGCCGAGAGCACACAGATCAAAGTAAATTTCAATCTGGCGGTCGGAGATGTGCTCAACGCTTGGACCGTGCCTTATGACCACGGGGAAGCTTCTACTACTGAGGCACGCCTAAGCGCCCTAGAAGATTCGCTCGCAGACCTGTCCGCTCGAGTTGTCTATAAGGAATCGAATAATGGCTCTTAATACAAAGTTATATGGCAAAAACGGGGAAACGCAACCCCAGCTCAATCCTGAGACCGTTGCGGCTCAGGTCATTATCAATGACGCGGCAGGCGTGGGTTCCAACGTCGAAGCTGAAATCGAAAAACTGAGAACCGACGTAGCAGCACTCATCAATGGTGGTGTCGTTTTCAAAGGCGCGCTGACTACCACAAGCGGCTTGCCCACTGTAAGTTATAAAGCAGGCTGGCAGTACATTGTGCAGGACGCTGGCACTTACGCAGGTAAGGTCTGCGAAGCAGGCGACTTCGTTGTCTGCGTTAAGAACTACGCATCCGGCAGTGCTTCCAATAATGACTGGGCAGTGCTTCAGGTCAATATCGTGGGCGCCGTCACAGGCCCCGCGAACTCAGTCGCAAACCATGTCGCCGCTTTCGACGGAACTAGCGGCAAGATCATCAAAGACAGCGGCTACACGATTGGCAAGAGTGTGCCTGCGGACGCTGAGTTCACCGACACGACTTACGCACCCGCGACCTCTGCCGCCGATGGTCTGATGACTGCCGCGCAGTTCACGAAACTCGGAGGCATTGAGGCAGGCGCAGACAAGACCGACAGGGACAATGTGGCGGCCGCAGGTGCTTTCATTAAGGCCACAGATACAGCCGACTCTATCACTGAAGGTAATACCAAGAAGCTGATGACTTCGGCCGAGAGAACCAAGTTAAACGGTATCACTGCGGGCGCCGAGGTCAACCAGAACGCCATATCCAAAGTGGTAGTCGGTTCCACGACGATCACGGCCACGGGGAAAACTGACACGCTGAAATTGGAGGCGGGTACGGGAATCAGTCTCGCCGCGGCTACGGCGGACAAGAAAGTGACGATCAGCGAGGCTTATGTCGATAGCTGTATTGTCAGCAACCTCGACGACGTGCCTGCGAATTTACGTGACGGCGGCTTAATCATTTTGAAGCAATAGCTATGACTACGTATTCGGCTTTCATTAACGACAACGGCACGGCGGTCCCGTTCCCGGGAGTCCCGTCCCCGGGAGGAGCGGCGTCCACCGTGCAGGTGGTTGTCAGCACGTCTCGGAGCGCGTCGATTACTTCTTTCGACACGCCGCCTTACACGGTTGGAAGCCACGAGCTACAGGTTTTTCTGAACGGTCTTTTATGCGTAGAAGGCACGGACTACACCGAGACGGCCAGCGGCAAGATCACGTTCTCCTCTTCTATCGGAAAGAACGAGCATATCGCCGCGATTGTTACCAACGGCCAAGACCCCGTGCAGGTGGCAGTCAGTCAAAGCCGACCTACAGCGATTGCTTCAGGCGGAGCTTATGACGTGCCTGAGCACACGGTTGGCGGCAACAAGTTGCAGGTGTTCGTGGACGGCCTGCTCATAACGCCGACGATCGACTATCAGGAAATTTCTCAAACACAGATTGTTTTTAACGACAGTGTGCCTGCTGACAGGCAGATTGTGATTTATAGGAGATAGCAATGGCATTACCAATATTGCTACAGAAGTTGTTTGCCAATAGCGGCGTAGGACCGAAACTTCGTCCGGACATCATGCCCGATTCTGTTTTGCTTAACACCGCGCAGACAGGATTTTCGAGCGCTGAGAAAGCTCAAGCCCGCACAAACATTGGCGCCGCTGACGCAAGCGACGTGGTGAAGCTCTCGGAACAAACCATTGAGGCAACTGACAAAGAACAGGTCTACACGAACCTCGGACTAATTCAAATGTTTAAAGAGCTTTGCTTGGAAAACGGCGCCACTCAAGGCGAAATCGACGCACTTCAGTAGGAGAACTGAATGACCACACTAAGTGAAATCAAAGCTCAATACTTGGCTGCTGCCAAGGCCAAGCCTATCGAGAAATACTGCATCAAGGACCATGAAGGCAAGATCGTGGCAAGGAGTAATTCTCCCGTTGTTCATGTCTTCAACAACGAGGCAGACGACGCATACGCCGCTGAGCATTACCAGCTCAAGGAAACCTACAACGGCATGAAGTTCTGGATTGGTGAGGAATCTCCGACAGGACTTTATCAATCGGCTGACGGTCAGTTCTACACAGAATCCGAGTTGCCTGAAAACACCGACGCATTCTGCACACAGCGCTACAGCAACGAGATCAAAGCCGAGAGGAACGCACGAATCAGCGACACCGACGACTATGTGAAACTCCCTGATATCACTGTGGCACGGTCAGCAGGAGCCAAGCGCAGTGCCTTAGAGGACGCAGACAGAATCAGTCTTGAGACATACCGACAGGCGCTCAGAAACCTGCCCGAGGCCGAGGGTTTTCCGTTTGTACCGTGGCCTGAGTTCCCGACAGCCCTTGCCTATGAGTTACAGCAGAAAGCCAATGCAAGACAAAACATGAGAGGAGGCGCATTATGCTGAAAAGTTTATTGAGCCTCCTGCTGAGCAAGTTCTACAGCAAAAAAGAATCGGAGCTTGTAGGACATCAGGCTATGCCGTCAACCCAAAGTGTGGCACTAACCCCGACAACTACTTCTATCACCACCTGGAGTGCCGTTTACAGCGGAGTTGCTCCAACTGATGGCTTTGCTTGTATAGGATTTACTGCGACTACAGTCACTTGTATTGCCTCGGCTCAAACACAGAACATAAACGTCTTTACTACTCCGCAAATTGAAGGGGACATTCTTTTGTGCGCCTGTCCAGTAGCCAAGGGCCAAGTCTTTACGTTATACGCAAGAGATGCTAAAGACATTAGATGTTGGTTTACTAAAACCATCGGAGGGGTGTAAGCTCTTAATAACGCTCTTCTGCAAGGAGATGTGCTATGTCGCTTAAGACCTTGTAAATATAGAGTGGCGTTTCTTCCCCGCCAAACTTTAACCACTCCGCCCCTCAATCCGAGGGGCTTTTTGCTAGGTGTGCGCATTGAACTCTTGAGCGCTCCTAACATGGTCCTGATACTTGAAGCCGACACGATGGTTGACAATGCGAGGAGCCGTTGCATTGAGGCCTATCGAGTTAGCCAAAATGCAGAACGTAAACCTCTAGGACGGATATGTGGCAGGACCTTTTCAATATTGTGCGCGACATGGACGCCACGGCGATACGCAACTTAGTTGTCGGTATCGGCAGCCTCCTCAGCGGCCTAGTTGCCAGCGTGATGGGCGAGCACCTCTTTCTCTTTAATTGGCTGTTCGCTTTCGTGGTCGCGGATTATCTGACAGGCCTTTATGCGGCCAAAGTCACGCACACGCTATCGTCACGTGTCGGAATAAAAGGAATCCTGCGCAAGTTTGTCATTCTGCTCACGGCTATCGGCTTCCACGGCATTGACCAGATTCTCTCCATGCCCTTTATCGGCGCCTGGGCGATCGGTGCTTTATCAGTTAATGAACTCATATCCATCTTGGAGAACGTCGAGAAGGCGGGCCTGGGATCTGTCATCCCTTCCAGAGTTAGGATCCTCCTGGATTCAGTACAGCAACAGCAGGACAAGAAAGTCAAAGAGAAGTTGGGCGTTAACGAGCCTAACCTCAAAGGAGAAAATCCCAAATGAGAAAGCAAGACATATTGTTGTATCCACCTGAATTAGCAACTCAGTTCATATCTGAGTTTGAGCAAGGCCCTAAAGGGGGACCGGCCCTCGAATCTTACAAATGCCCTGCTGGGGTCTGGACCATTGGGTTCGGGCACACGAAAGGTGTCCACCCTGATGAACACATTACGCGGGCTGAAGCATACGACCTTCTAACTAAAGACCTGGTTCAAACGCAGGAGGAGTTAGCGGCCATTGTCAAAGTTCCAGTGACGGAGAATCAGTTTATTGCTTTGATGAGTTGGTTGTTTAACCTTGGCTTGACGTCTGCCGTCAGAAGGTCAACTTTACTAAGAAAGCTAAACGCAGGAGATTATGAAGGTGCGGCTGAAGAATTTCCAAAATGGAGGAAAAGTGCTGGACAGGTACTTCCAGGGCTGGTAAACAGAAGAGCAGAAGAGAAGAAGTTTTTTTTAAAGGAATGAATATGGTTACTGCTTTAGTGTCTGGTTTAATAGCGGCTGTTGTCTCCATAGTATGCAACGCATTAATTAATTACAAAACTCTTAAAGAATCCTGTCGAGAAATTTTGTCAGATCTTAGGCATGAGAAACAATGGACTGGAGTCTGGACAAATGAGGGGTGTGTAGATGGTCCCCACGATGAGGAATATGTAACGCTGTATCTGTATTGTAGGGACGGGATTTTAGATGGCTACATGATGAGAAATATTGATGAATCGATGATATTCCCAACTCTTACTGCAAACAGCGGCTTTAGTAAGACAGTGCGGTTCTTTTCGTACTCATGGGTTGGAGGGCAAAGAATAGGAAAGGGTGACGGATTTATTAGACTCTTAAATGAAAGAAATCTAACCCTGACGGATGACGAGAACAAAAGATTCTCTCTTTTTAAAATCTCATCAAACCCTGAGGAAGAAAAATAAAAGTGCTTCGAGTAATTTTGATTGTTGCCGCCGTCATGTTTTCCAGTCTCCTGGGGTATCACTTCGGGCAACAGGAAACGGAGTTGAGGTGGACGCAGGAGCGGGAGCGGATACTTGCCCACCAGATCGAAACATTCCAGAGGAAAGATAAAGAAATTGCCAACCTTGAAAAAAGTATTACTACTCTCAATGATTCTGCTCTCCGGGTGCGCGAGCGAGACGCCGCGATACAGCGAAAGTTACAGAGGGAGCTTGGAGAGTGTAGTCGATTTAGACGCGCACTTGAGCTCTCTTCAAAAACTCTTGCAGAATGTGCAGAGCGCGCAGTCAGCGATAGACGAATCATTGAAAGATGTGCAATCCAACTCAGGTAAGGAGAAAGGAAAATGACTGAATTAGAAAAACTCGGCATCCCGAACAGTGAAAGGACTAAATGTGAAGTCTGGACAAGAGTGATGGGTTACCACCGCCCAGTCGATTCATTTAATATCGGCAAGCAAGGCGAGGTGGCAGAGCGGAAATATTTTGACGAGAAGAAGTGTTGTTGTCGCAGATAAATTTGATCTTTCGGCTTTTACGCAACAACCGAAAATTTCCGTTAAAACCCTCAAAAATTTCCGTTTTACATCCATATAACGGAAATTAAACGGAACCGTTAAAGCTATCTAATTGAATAGTATTGAAAATGTGGTGCCAGTCCCGGGCACCAAAAACGATTTCAGACCTC